ATTTTTTAAACTACCAAAACTTTTTCAATTATTTTTCTGCATAGATTCCCTCATAGAAGACTATCGCCTCCACTGTACGAGGGGAAAGATACATCTGCGCAGCTACTTCTGCTATAATAGCCTCCGCTCTCCATTGGGGGTAGCGTTTGCTAAGGGTATCAAAGAGCTTGCGTACGCACTCATTACGCTGCTTTAGTCGTTCTCTTCGCTGTAGAGTATAGGTATGCATAATAATATTGGGTTTTACCCTGCAAAATTAAAAAAACGTCTGCTATTATCCAAATCGGATTTTAGCAGACGTTGTTAGCTTGGGTCAATGTTTTTTATCTCGCTTTAATAACCTTGCTATCTCTTCATTGTAGCTTTCCGTTCGGCTTTCTTGGTAGCGGAAGTTCTCATGATCTTGACTGCTCTCACTGATTACAACTTCTGTGCGCTCTTGCTCATATTTGCGAAAGATAGTCATTAGCTTTGGCATACTGATACGCTCGTATAGCTCGCCAAACTCACCCGAAACAATCCTCTTGAAAATGAGCGATAGCTCCGATAGCTTCAAAAAAGAATAATCTGTGATGATTTGCTCTGTACATAGGGTTATTTGCGCTTCGGAGAGGGGATTTTTAAGATTCAATAGTTCGTTAAGCTCAATAAGCCACAAAGCAATATAATTTCGTAAAAACGTTTGTCCCTTACCTTTCTTGATATCGACCAAAGTAACTGTCTTACGACTAACAGCATCACTCACTCCCTTGAGTGTTACACTTCTCATAAGACAGTTATTCGGCGAATAGGCCTCTAAGAACTTCTCGTTTGAAATCGTCGCTAATTCGTTGGGTCTTACTACTATTACCTCGTTTTGCATTTTGTAATATTTTATTGAGTTGGGAATTGATGTACTTCAAGTCTGTATTCCTTTGATGGAACTCGTCTAACTTTTGCCAATTGCTGAGTAGGTACTGCCAAGTGGATAAGGCCTCCGTCTCATCGGCTGAGTTGCTCGTAAGGTAGGAGATAATCTGCTTGAGGGCATTGCCGTCTGCCCCAGTGAATTTGGGAGCAAACCCGAACAATCGGTTATAGAAAGCAAACCACTCATCTAAGAATAGGGCGTATAAGCTCGGAGGGTTTGCCTCTTCCTCTCTATAGGTAACTTTATCACCCCAATTGCCTTGCCATTCTTCCACAAGGCTCTCCAAGGGAGGGATAAGATACCCTATTTGTTTGAGGTATTCCCCCTCTAAAGTGCCTTTTTTGACCTCTAACTTAGAGAACTTGCCACCCTTATAGGTCAGTTTTACAACTACCGCACAACTGCGTATGGTTACTATATAGGTCATTTTTTAATGATTAATGATTAATTGCCAGCTATTGATCGGTATGCTATCGGGCTCCTGAATATTGTAGAACTTGTATATCTCTGCTCTTATCTTACTTGCGATAAGCTCTCTTTCCTCTTCACTGACCTGCTTTCTGTCCGAATAGCTGTTGTACTGTATAGCGAGTTCTGGAGATTTTTTAAAGAGTCTATCTTCTAAAAACAACTCATAATAGATGTAAGTATATCTGCTATTAGGAGCATCAGAAGCCTCTTGTTCTGTTTGGTAACGAGTATATATTACTTTCATAGCTTGATTTATTCTAATCTCGTTTTTCCAATACCAAGAGTTCTCATAGACAATAACAATAGCGGGCTTTTTTACGGCTTTTTTTGTGAGCTTACGAAGCCCATACCACACTCTTAATCTCATTAGGTTTCTACTTTTGTTTTTGTGAGCTGTTTCCCACAATCTTGGCAAAAAACAGCCGTAATCACTACGGTACAATGCCCTCCTATTGTTCGCAACACTTCGTGTTTGTGAGGGCATTTGTCACTGGTCACTTGTCGTTTGTCACTTCTTTTCATATCGTTTCTCAATTATTTTTTCTAACGCTCCTATTACCTTACTGACTTCCTTTGTAGTCATTTCTTTTAAGGGCTTTTGTACAGGACACTTCTTACTTAGTAGAAACTTGCCCAATTGCTGAAGGTCGGGGATCCTTGGGTTATCCACCTGCACCCAACCCAGTTCATGGCACTTGGCCAGTAGGCTAAGATGCTGCATATTATGACTATCAAAATATGCTTCCTTGCTGTAATTATACTTCAGCCAGTCTAATATCTCAAAAGCTTCGTCTTCGGTTAGCTCCTTGCTTGAGCCCAGCTCTCTAAAGACAAAGTCCGATAGGAAAGCCAGCCGTTCGTCTCTATCCTTAAACCTCTTTCCTAAGAGGCTTTGTAGGATCTTTAGTTGTCGTGTGCTAATCATAATACTGATCTTTAAATTTTATTCTTATATAATCACCTGCATTGTACTCTTTATAGTCTTCTTCAAAAACTCTAATTTTTACAGTACCTTCTTTATTAGCTACATATATATAATACTTTTGAGGATGATATCTACTTGAGCGAACCTTTCCTACAAAATGAGATGTCCTATGAGCTGGTATAAGTTCCTTATCTACCACATAACCTATCATTACTTTTATATCATCTTCTGGGTCTTTTTTAGGCCTTTTATCATCACAGGAGATAAATACAACAAGTAACAAAATTAGAAACGTTGCTATTTTTTTCATTTTAAATCGTTTTTAAGTTTAATAAGATAAGCAGGTATTAGCCGAAATGCGTTAAACTCAATACCACATAGATAGTGGATGTAATCCTTTTTCGAGTATTGTTCAAAAGAAACATCTAAGGCCTTACATCGGGGATACTCTTTGTTTAACTCTTTGGCTTTTTCAATGATGTATCGCTTTATTTTATCTAAATCGGAGGCTTGATACAACTCTCCTTCCATTCCTCTTAGAAATTCGGAAAATTCAGCTTGTAACTTATTTTTTGTTTGTGTGCCATTGCCAAAAAAGCAATAGTAATGTGTTGGTTTTTCTTTCATTTTAAATCGTTTTTAAAGGTTGTTTAAAAACCCTGCCTTAGGGGGTCTCTTATGGGCGTCCCCTTAATACAAAACAACACACTAAGGTCAGGGTATCTAATAATCGTCCGCAGTGGCTTACCGCTAATCAATAGAGAAGTTGAAGTTTACTCTTTTTTCTATACCATTCTCAAATTTGACCAACTTATACCCACGTATATACATACTCGTACGTATATCTACGATGGCGTTCTCTATGATCTCCATACCCTCATCAAAGAGGGCACTGTTAGCCTTTTGCCTTAGCGTGCCTAACTTGCGCACCTCTCGTGGGTTTAGGTTCCCTTGTGCATCTGTCCTTAATGCTGTATTAAGGAACTCCAATAGGAGTTTTTCTTTTTCAGTATCTCCCGCCAAGGACGACATATAGGTTTTTATCTTCTTAAGTCCTTCGCTCTCTGTACCATTAAAGGCGGGGCGTACATTCCAACCTATACGGATACTCGCCGACCCATCTGCTTTGGTAAAGGTATGCGAATCCTGTTCCTCTTTCTGAGTGCCGTATAGCTCGGCACGGAGAGCTATGATAGTCTTCGCCTCTTGGAAGAGTTTCGCTACCAAATCCTCTACATCCTCCCGTTGCGAAAGGCAGAACCCAATGTTATCATCTACCAATTCTGCTTCAAGCTCCAAAAGTGTCTGTCTGCTCTGTTGTTTGGCTAATTTCTCTGCTCTTTGCTTTTCTTTGAGTTGCTCTTGTAACTTCTTTAAGTCCTCAGCACTCATCTGTGATAAATCTACACTCATTTTTTATCTTTTTAATTGTTATTACTCGTCTATTCCTACTTCATATTCCCATTCCATAGCATCATCTTCTCTTATGTTATTCATTAGCCATTCAAAGGCTTTTTCATATTTCTCTGAATCTCCAATACCAACAGAAATTCCATATTTGGCCATATTATTTAATTGTTCAAAAACTTTATCAGGTACTTCTACACCTCCAAGTTCTACCGTATAGGTAACCGTTACTGCTAAATCTTTAATAACTTTCATTTTTTATCTATTTTTAAAATTATCGTTCTACTTTTGCTCTATATAATTTGTGAGTCTCTATTGGTTCCCAAGTCCCGTACTCCTTGTTTTTCCATTCCAATACCCTTTCTGGGTTATACCTAAAATCGGGAGAATCCCACTTATCCTTATTTTCCTGTATCCATTCGTAGATGGTCAGTACCACTATTGGTACACTTGTCCTATAGCCTGCATGATACTGGTGTATCATGGTACGCTCTTGTGCTGTTAAGGCCTGTAAGAAGTTATCCAGCCTTAGTACGTCCATATATAGTTGTTTCATTGTGCTATTATTTTTCGTTTTTCACTCTTGATTATCTGTGGAGGCTCTCCACTTTTATCTATGATTTTCAGTAATATCTTGGGGTAAATACGGTAAATATTCTCCATTTGTAAGTGTATCATTAGCTCTACATCCTCTCGGTCAAATACCCCTTCTCTGAGTGCCTTTCCGTAGTATCTGGCTATCTCGCCCTCTACATAGACCTCCCATTGCTTGGCAAACCAATTTAGTAAATGGTCATTCTTTGCCAATATCCTTGGATCCACTAAAGTTTTCCTCTGTTTATTCACCTGTTCACACCATTTTTCAAAGTACATCCCTTGTAGTTGTTCGTATGCCCAGTACTTGCAGTCCAAGTAATAAAGTAGGCACTCTCTAAATGTCTTTTGCTTTTCTATAGTTTCCATAATTTTTACTCTTCACTTATAATTGTACTATGATATAACTCTGCTTTCTCTTTGTCTATGGTAAGCACCCCACCAGGACAACGCCCCGATATATTGCATGCCAAGCCTTCCACTTGTATAATCACCTCTGCGAGCTTCTTACAAAGCCTTGCCACTGCTATATCGGGTTCCCCCTTCTCTTCGTGAGCGAGGAAGACAAACAATACATTGCGGTAATGCTTGCCCCATTCCCTAAGTTTAGGGGCTGTTAACTCGTCTTTATAAACTGTGGTATTGTCTATAATCACCACTTTAGGGGCACGTTGCTTAGCTAATGCCTTCTCTATCTCGGTAAGTTCTGTATAGGGTACTATCTTTAACTTGCGGTTGCTGGGGTCAAGCCCACTACGGATATATGCCTCTTGAAAGGACTTACTAATGCCCTGCTCGGCACTTACATACATCACCTGTTCAAACTTGCTTAAGTATTCCGCTAACATTAGCGAAAACCACGTTTTCCCCTGCTTTTCCTTTCCATAGATCAACCAAAACCCACCTACTTCGGGATTGCCAAGGGCTTTCTCCCATACCCCCTCAAAAGGAAAGGTTTTATAGGTTTTCTCCAATAATTGTTTCCCGTATATACCTTTTATTCTTGCCATTAGCTTAACTTAATTAAATTCTCCAAATACCTAAGTCTCTTCCAATCGGAAGGGGTTACATCCTTTGTATTAAGGTCATTCGGATTCATACACTTACGTACGAGTTTGTCCACATCCTCCTTTTGCTTGGCATTTACCGAAGCCACATCGCCCAATAATTGTATATAAAACTCCCTACGATCATCGGTGCCTTGGGGTACAATTGAGGTGATATCAAAGAAGCGGTCGAATATCTCAGCATAACCTACTTTTTTATGAGCAATGCCGCTCTCTATCTTTGCCCTTAGTCCGTCGGCTCCCATCATATACCAAGCACATTCCCCTTGGGTAGCATTCCATAGCTCTTTGAGTTCGAGAAAAGCGTTGTAGTCCAAATCTCCTGCCTCGTCAAGTACAATAAGAGGTTGTTCTAAGTAAATAAGACACATCTTGATACTTGCCTTTACATCTACATACTTACCTGTATTATCCACCCCTATAGTCTTAGCAAGCAATCGGATAAACTGCTGTTTGGTCTTCGCTTGGGAGCAATCCACATAGAAAGCATTCTTGAGCTTACGAACAATGTGTCGGGAGCAAAAAGTCTTACCAATACCACAATCATCTACCAAGATCATAGATTTGCTGTACTCCTTGCAGTAGAGTAGGTTATCTTCTATTTCAGTATATACCGCTGTACGCGCTACTTTCCAAGCATTATCCCTTACTTGTACACCCAGCTGATGAGCAATTACCAACCATTGGGTGTCGCTAATGAGTTTCTCCACTTCTCCCTTTTTAAGGCGGGAGAGGATAGCCCCCTTGAGGTTTAGGCGTTTGGCATAGTCGGCATCGGATCCTCCATAGTTCTCACGATCGGAAAGAATCGCTTCCCTTACCTTATTTTTAAAGTCTATTGATAATTTCATATAGCATATTTTTTTCTCCAATTTTTAGTGTATTCTGTCCCTGTACTGGGATTGTAGAGGATTTGTCTGTCGTCTTCCTCCATAGTATCGTAGTCGTCCAATATTTCTACTTCCTCTGCTTCGCACGCCTCGAATCGCTTGAGATTATTAATTACAAAAGAGCGTTTTGGCTTCGGTGTCCTGTCTATCACCCCTATAGGAGTAATCTCTTTGCTTTGGTGCTGTACATAGCGTACAATGGTCATTGTATAAGCATTTTGCAGTGCTTTGATAAGGGTGTCTTCCTCTGTTTGCTCGGCTTGTGCTCTCTGGAACCGTGGCATCGGTTGCACCTCACATACATAGCGGTTACCACAGTAAGCAATTGCCTTTATAAGTTCCCCGTCATTGCCGTCCAACCAATACACCTCTATATCCTTACCTTCTATCTGTTTCATTTTCTCAATAAGTGGGTCGCCTGTAAGTATCTTTCCCGCTTCGGCTATTGCCATTTTTTGTCTGTTTAAGCTGATAAAACCTTGTTTGCAACTGGTCTTAACAGAGTAACCAATATAGGGCAATATAGCTCGGTAGTTCGTCTCTGGCAGGTTTTCTAATTGGTTATTGAGAAAATATTCCCAACGGCTTACGCTTGGATCTTCATCGTGAGGTTCGTTGTTCCAATCCTCTATATCGGCAAGGCGTGCCTGCACGAGTTCATTATAAGGGATAATCTTGGTAGCACCTTTGCCCGCTTGGTTGGCTTCGTTCTTAGCAAAGGGGCGAGGGATCCATCCGTCGGCATATTTTTCTTTATTGTTACGCATCTTGCCAAACATACGTTCTATATACTTCCCCTTGGCGTTATTGGCTTCTACTCTTACCTTTTGGAACATATACCCCTCTCTAAGGAAAGTTTCGCTAAAGCTACTATTAAGGGAGCTTTCGCACTCCAACTCATAAGGGAGTTTTAGCCCCCATTGGTGATAGTTCCTTACTAATTGTCTGTAGAACTCAAGGATAATCCCTTCTTTGCTCTTTCCATAGACAAAAACTGTCATACAGCGGCTGGCAATATCCACCCCAATATAGAACCATACCCTTTTTCCTTTTTCATACCAAAATGGAGGTTGTCTGTCGTCAATGGAGAGGATAGACCCTGCTTTGGTAGGTAAGTCCGTTTGTGCATAGGGGATAAATTGCCCCATAAAAGCCTGTCGGTTTCCGCTTCTGAGATTGTAGGAGATGATTTTCTGCTCCCAACTCATCAGATAGGCTTTGATAGTACTTTCGCTCAAGGCGGGGAAGCCAGTAGGTTCGTATAGTTCACCTGTTTCCTTGTTGAATACTTCTATATAGCCAGCCAAAAAGGCATCATATTGCCGAGATATATCGGTAGGAGTAGGCTTGTGGGTTTGTCCTACGAATAAGCCTTGTAGCACCTCTATGACACGCTCATCTACCTTTCGGGCGTTCTGCTTGCCCTTTCCGTAAGGATCCTTGATAACGGAGAGAAGTCCATCGGTTTTAAAGGCGTTTAAAGTGTTTTTAAAATGCCTTAAACTCTCAGGCAGGCTATGCTTACGACTTGGGGGCAAGCTCTCGTTAAAGCTCACTGCATCGGTAAGTAAGCTTTGAGCAAGTCCCTTGGTAGCACTCTTTTTATGCAATGCCTTGCGAATATTGAGTCGTTCTTGCTCAAGGGTAACCAAGGCTTGCAGGGTAGTAGCATTGATGATGTAGCGGTCTATCTCTTCATCGGTAAGGTGCTTGTCCCCACGTTTCCATTCACTATAGAAACGTATCGTTTCGTCTTTTACTTGGTAATATCGCTCTAACAGATGACCCGCTTTTCGTGGATCACCCAGTGCCTCCTGTATCTCCTTGGGGAGAGTGTCATAGTCTATCAGTAGCCTACGCCCATTCCCACCCGATTGGAGTTTCTTAACACCATAAGGCTTACCTTCACTGCGAGAGATAGCACTCTGTAAGGACTTGAGCACATTCCAATACTTAGGAACCAACTCTTCCACCTCCACTGCAACTTTATTATGTAACCATAAATAGGGCATAATCTTTTCTTTTTTGCTCCCTAATGCAGGTGCGACCTGCTACGTTACCGCTTCGGCTCTTAGCCTATTAGGGATTTCTAACTAATTCAACCAAGTTCGTGACTGCGACTCTCCTATATATACATCCCAACTACGTCTTGGCTCATGCTCGCTATTGCAGTACCAATCCAATGTTTCCTCATTACCAAAAGTTACCTCAAGAGTACGTCTTAACTTTCTAAGCCATTTTTGCAATTGATCCCATTCAATAGGATTGGTAAGGTCTATATAGCGAATATCAATATTTACGTCCTTGCCAATTCCTTTTTCGCTTATCTTTACATCAGCGGAAAAGCGTACGCCGTTGTTTTTCTTTGTTTCCATTACCTTCTGTATTTTACAGCTCTGTTATACAATATTTTTTCTCGTTTGACCACGATCCCTAAGAAAGTGGTGATAATTTCCTTGCCTATCACATCCAAGTGACCATTGAGCAGGAGTACTGTTTTTCTTTTCATAATGCTATTTTTTTTGATTAATCTTCTAAATCGTCTTCACTTACAGGAATTAAGCAATCTATATCATATAGGGCAGAGAATTTCTCACCCTTATCTGTTACGAACACTACTCTTACCACGGTAGTCATTTCGTCTTCTGGATAAACCCCTATCACTGTACCGATGTTTCCTTGTTGCTTTGCGGGGTCTGTAGTGTATCGGCTTATCTTTACTCTTTCTCCTATTTTCATTTTGCTATTGTTTTTGATTTCTCTTGCTCTGCTTTTACTTCCGCCAATACCTCAAAGAGTGTTACCTGATGTACTTGCGGCAAGCCCTTCACTTCTTTTAGCGCCTGCATTCCTTGCCTTATGGTTAGTAGTTGCTCGGCGAACACCTTATTGATATACCACTTACCTGTACTCGCCTTGTAGAAGTGCTGAGGGTGCTTGCGAATGCGAGCGTGATACTGCCCACTGGTTACAGAGTAGTTATGTAATAGCAACCACTCCACGTATGGCAGGGCTTCCATTCCATAGACATTAAGAGACTTAGGCATTTTGATGATCGTTTGCATGGCAATTTTTTCCATTTCAATAAAGTAACGGCGTATCTTCCTACCCTGCTCATTCCTTTCTACCATTGCCAGCTCTTTAGCCATATTAGTAGTAATGAAATAGTCCTTACTTCTTCTATCTCCTCCCGCATTTGTAAATCTCTTATTTTCACTTACTTTTGATTCGCCAAATTTGGCGAACCATTGATTTTCAGTAAAATAGTCTTCATTTTCAATAAAGCCATATTCTCTGATACGCCCTTTAATCCAGTTGGAAAAATCCCTACCTGTTTGGAGCTTTTTATGAAGCTCGCGGGCATCAACTAACTGTATGCCCTTTTGTTCTGTGATTTTAACTAACTCGTTCATTTTCTTGGTATTTAGTTATTAGATATTCCCTTTGTTCTATCAACTCATAGAGAGCCTCGTAAGTCTTTTTGTCTTTCCTTGACAGGCGCATTCTTATAGCATCTGTAGTGTATCCTAACATCTTAGATAACGTTTGAATATCCCCCGTTTGTTTTTTTTGTTCGCAAATGCGAACAATCTCGGAAAATTGTATTATCTTTGCCATTGTTATAAAGTATTATCGTTTTGACGTTGCAAAATTATAAGATATTTTCTACATTCGCAAGTGTTTTGTAGAAAATATTTTATATATTTTCTATTAAACTGAAAATCAATAGAATAAAATTACTATTTATGTCAAATATAGTTAGTCGAATAAAAGAATTTATAGATCAAAAAGGAGTATCTGTTCGTAAATTTGAGGAAAAAGTAGGGTTTTCTAATGGGGCTTTCGCCAGCCAATATAAAAATAATGGATCTATAGGGAGTGATAAAATAGAAAATATTCTACATTCGTATCCTGAGATTAATGTTATTTGGTTGCTTACGGGTAAAGGCGATATGCTTAAGCCTCGTGTTGAGGATATCAAAAATATGAGTAAGGAGGAACAAATAAAGGCACTCAAGCAAATAGCTTCGGGAGAGTTTTACAAAAAGCCTAATATTGTTCCCTTCTATGAAAGTGTAGCTACTATTGGAGGAACACAGCTATCTGCCGACCTTAGCCCTGTGACTGCTCCTACCGCTTATATTGACTTGGGGAGTATGTATCCAGGCGCCAATGCAGCTATAAGACACTTTGGTGAAAGTATGAGTGAATATCCAAGTGGCTGTATCTTAGCAATTAAGAAAATAAACAACCTTAAGAGCATTGTTTGGGGACAAAATTATGTAGTGGAAACAGACGAGATTAGGGTTACCAAGAAGCTACAAACTTGTAAGGGCGATAAAAATTGTATTATGGCATATAGTACTAATTTAAGTACCCACCCTGATGGTCAGCTTATTTACGAACCCTTCCCCATTGAAAAAGAAGATATAAGAAGTATATTCCATGTAGAAGGGTACCTTGTACAGGAACAAAATTCGGCTCCCATCATATTCCGCTTACCAGATGGTGAAGTAGAGTGGATAGATTAATAAGGAGAAATACCCTATTTTTACCCTAAAAAGTATGTCTTATATTGTAAATCAGCAAGTTAAGTATTTTATTCGTTTGCAAAATACACCCAACTCACGCATTAACCTTATCATTTTAACTAAAAAGGGGCTTTTTACCCCCTAAACTCGTGCTTAAAAATATACGCTTTTGCATACCCAACTGCATACCCAACTGCATACCCAACTTTTTTGGGAGGGTATTTTGAGGGTATTCCTTACTCTCATTTTCGAGGGGCTTTACAGGGCTTTTCAATGGGCTTTAAAGGCTGTTTCAAGGCATAAAAAAAGCCCTCAAAGGGGCTATTTTAGTGGGTTTGGGTAATTAATAGGTATCTTATACCCTATGTAGGTAATTAAGGTTATTTAATTGGTAGTTATTCGGCAATTACTCGGTAATTAAATGGTAGTTATTGTACTTTTCGTTTTGTCCGCTTTTTTTCCTTTTTTAGCTTCAATCCCTTTATTTATAAGGCTTTCGGTGCTTTTCCATGTTTTCCCTTTTTAGTACCGCCCATTATCTTGTTTATATATTTTACAATTAATGTTTGAATGACAACCTTTATAGGTAAGATTATGGTCTCCAATGAATTGACGACCACATCCTTCATTCTTGCAAAGATAATTTTGTTTTCCAT